GAGGTCGGCGGAGTTGCCAACCATGTCGTCGAACGACACCTGGGTGCCGACGGGCTGCGTCAGCTGCGTCCAGATCTGCATCCAGTCGCCGTACTGGCGGTCAATGCGCGAGCCGCCGATCTCAATCTCGACCTGCTTGATCAGGCGGTGGCCAACGTAGTTCAGCCAGCGGAAGCGCGTGCCCGTCGAGCCAGACGTGTTCAGGTTGATCTGGGGCAGCGTCACCTGAATGTACGTGCGGTACATCAGGTCGGCGTTACGCGAGATAACGGCCGTGACGCGGCGGCCGAAGTCCGCCTGGCCGTTGAACGTCACCTCAATCGCCTCCATCGCGAAGTTCGTGTGGCGCTTGTACAGCACCTTCCAGAACGTAATCTGGGGGTTGCCCGAGATGTAGATATCCTGCGCACCATACGATACGAGCTGCATCAGTCCACCTCCCATATTGTGTTTATGTTCCATATCAACATTATTTTTTTCTCCCGGACCCACGCGGCGGTCTAGAAAGAAACGACCGCGTCCGCGTGATAGATATTTTTTTCTTTGACTAGGAGATATGGATCCTCTCCTCTTCCCGACGAGCAATGTCCTCATCAACACCGTTCTGCGTTCACTTGTTCTCATTGCGATTATGATGCTCGGGTTTGGCACCAACTTATACGTTGCTTACTGGGGTGCGGTTGTTCACGATACCATTTCCCTTCTCTTGGTATACTCGTACCCGCTCTCGGCCTTTGCGTACAAGTTCTAGACACTCGTCACGCATGTGCACAATCTCGTAACGCGGATCCCCTCCCGTATTGCAGCAGCGATATTCGGGGGGCAGGGGTAGACGAGGATAGACCCCATTCAACCAATCGTCGCAGTACCAGTTCTTGATTTCGGAGGGAAAGAACTTCCCGTCAAAGATTTCGAGATGGGTACGATGAACCATCGCCTGCGTGAGGATCGCCGTATTTCCATCGTTTTGTGGTCCTGTCATTCCAATGTTTCCATTCGCCTGTAAAAGTCGAATTGAGGCATCTACCCACCCCGCTTTCAGGAACTTGATATCGTCCCCGCACTGATAGAGGTAATCACATCCATCATTGTATGCTTTGAGAGCTAGAATGTTCCAGATAAGCGTCACATGACCCCTTGGAACATCAACAGGAATCCACTGAATATTAGAATGAACTCTCTGGAAGAATTCTTGAACGTCTGTCCGAGTGTAGAAAGGATCATCAGAATCATACCCAACATAAAACGTGTACGAATATCCTTGAGACATTGTTTCCACAAACGTCGCCATCATAGACAGGAAATAGGAGTGACGAGGATACGTCCAATCCCGTCCGCGAGAAGTAGTTGGTAGAATAATCCCTACTTTCATATAATGAGCCTTATTTCTAATGTAGGGGCATACACGTATACCGATAAAATCTCTGCACTTACGTTAGCTCCAACTCCCTACAACGCTGGAGATATCAACTACTACAATGTCCTCTACATCGGTACGTCAAATGGGCGCATTTATCTCTTTAATGAATCTGCCCAGACCATACAGTCCATTGTTCCGACAGGATACTTCGGTACACTCTCAGGAGAAATCACGGGAATGACAGTTGATCCTAATGGCAAATTTCTATATGTGAATGCCCCCTATGACAAGCACTGTCTGCGGATTAATTTGACAAACATACCTATTCGATCGACAACACAGTCACTGACTGTCCCTATCGATAGGGATATTTATACGTTTGGCGACAACACTGGGAATATAGTCGTGTCGACAACGGGAGTCGTGTACTTGGTGACCGGAAATGGCATATCCATCTCTGTCATGGAACAGTATGGAAATTCCTTTATCAACCTCTTCTTCCTCCAAACTGCTCCTGCTCTAAACTTCAAGGGAATCGCGCTGTCGCCAAACGAACAGAGAATATACGCGAACGATACTCGACTGGGAGATACGTATTACTACGATTTCCTCTCCAATCAACCAACGTTTAAAATATTGAACGCATACGGAACAACGACCAAGTTAGGAGATGTTGTGACATCGGGAAACAATATCTTTTATACACGTGTTGATGGCGTGTATTCTAAAAATACGCTTTTAAACACGTCACTACGCGTTGCTGGTAACGGGAAGACAGCATACGTGCCAACAACAGATCCCCAGCAGTTCACCCTTATCGGAACAAATACGGTAACTGCAGCATCGAATGGTGATATATTCTTATCAAGTTCGAACGTGCTTGGACAAAGTCAGCTGTACAAAGTATCGTTTATTCTTGTTGACCGGAATGGGTATCAACCACCCGTTCCTCGTCAAGAGATTCCAATTTTACAGCCCTACCCTACAACCTCGTGTAAACGCATAGTTGAACCGTTCAATCCTCGCTTACGATTTGGTTGGGGTCTCACAAACACCAAGAAACCTCCAATCCTGGATGTAGTGAAGCAACCCCTATGCTGCCCTCCCCCAGTTGTAAACTGTCCCGTTACTCCCTTTTACTGTCTCCCAACTCCCCCTCCGGTGTTTCCTCCTCAGCCAGTTGCCCCCGTATATCCAACAACGAACTCGACGAAACAGTTTATGGATCACACCCTCTCCATCGGTTCGCGTTCATCGATTGCAGTAGATTCAAAGGTAATACTTTCAACCTCACTCACCTTTTCATCGGTACGTTCTCTTGTTCCCCCCGCATTCGGGCCACTTGGCGAGATCTATTTCGCTTCAGAGAACGGGGATCTTACTAAAATTTACAACGGTGGAATCTCGTGGACAAAATCATTTGATGGGTCATTCGTCTACGCTTCGCCTGTTGTTTCATCAACTGGGGCAATTACCGTTATAACTGATCTAGGACTTCTATATCGGCTAGATTCCAATGCTTCGGTTATTCAGTTTTTTCCTATAACGCTTGGCCAGCAGGTAGGAGGAGCGCCGGCGTGTATTACAAACACCGCCTATGACTACATTATCGCCGCATACGGCAATAAAATAGGAGCGTTCTCAGCGTCAAATGCCTGTAATATCTGGACAGGAACAACTCAGTTACCCGGAGAATTATACCGAACATCCGTTGTATCTGACGGGGTCAACGTATTCGCGGGAACGAATGCCTCGAGAGTGTACTGTTATGTTGCGGAAACAGGTGTACTCAATTGGTTATACACTATCCCTACAGGCGGAACTCCACTTACACCATCCGTAACGGAAAACAATATTGGTATAGTTTCGCAGTACGATAGCAATATCTATATTTTGAGCAACACGACTGTCAGAAGTCAGGCATATGACATACGCATTACGCTGAGTGGTGTGAGCATCGTTTCACCCCCTGTATTATCAACTGATCCAACTGGCAACCTGTGGGCGCACGTGATTACATCGGCTGGGAATATTTATGGCATCGGTGGAATATTCAACAATACCTCATCAGGAAATTCATACCGGTATATCTGGTCGAACTCACCAAATACAGTTATACCGTCTATTTATTCAAATCTTCTCCCCCTTATTGACTCCGCTGGTTTCGTGTATGTTCCATCCACCTACGGAACGCTTGATCCTTATCGGGCATACTTTACTGCGAGCACAACTCAGGTTATACAGCCAAATCTAAGCAGTTTGGTGCTCAATCAAACATCAACGGTCAACAACCCCCCGATTCAGATTTCGTTAACCCCCCTTCTGAACAGCAAAAATACCATGTACGTGTTTTCCCGACAGGGAACAACAAATACCAATTACATGTATACGATTTCGGGTTAGGATTAAGAGGAGATCATGCGGGGCGAGATATGCATCGCCTCCAACTCCTGTAGCCACAGCTTGACGGCATACGGAATTGTCTTATCCTCGAGGCCCGCCTTCGAGCCACACGACCGACACTCATAAAGACGATCCTTCTCGTTGATTGTCGAGAGCGAACCGCAAGAGGAACACACACCTGTCGTGAACGGGTCGGACACATCCATCAGACGCTCCTTCGTGAACGCGGCTGCACCGTGCGTAATGAAACAGTCGCGCTCCATCTCGCCTACACGCAGGCCGCCGTCACGAGCACGGCCCTCGCACGGCTGGCGGGTGAGAGAGACGATGGGGCCACGACCACGCGAATGCGCCTTGTCGATCACCATGTGCTTCAGGCGCTGATAATGCGTAGTCCCCATGAAGATTTCTACCTCCATCTGCTCGCCGGTCTGGCCGTTGTACATGATCTCGTTGCCGTACGGATGCATTCCAAGATTGTGCATGTGCTGCTTGAGATCCTCGATCCCGAGATGGGAGTAGGGCGTACCGTCACCCAGATTGCCCGTCTGAACACCTACGCGGCTGTACATCGTCTCCAGCAACTGCGCGATCGTCATGCGGGACGGAATGGCGTGAGGGTTCATGATGATATCGGGACGCAGACCGCTGGCCGTAAAGGGCATATCACACTCGTCTAGAATCATGCCGCACGTACCCTTTTGGCCGGCACGCGAGGCAAACTTATCGCCAATCTGGGGGGTACGCTCGGCGATGACCCGCACCTTGACGAAGGGGTACCCATCCGAGTTCTTATCCTGCCACACACCGTCAATACGGGCGGGCTCGGAGTTCTTGTGCGTCGTCGAGAGATCACGGTACATGTACCCATGCGGATCAGACCGCAGGTTCACAACCTTGCCGATGACCACATCGTTCTCCTGTACGACGGCATTCTTGATCGGAATACCGTTCTCCTGAACTGCGTGGTACGAGGTGTTCTTGAATGCCTTCGTGTTTTCGTGACGGGGCTTGGAGAACCGCTCCTCGCGCCCGCTGGCCACATTGCGATGCTCCTCATCCTTGTATACCGTGTAATAGTACCCGCGCATGAACCCGCGCTTCAGGGATCCACGATTGAGGATCACGGAGTCCTCCTGATTGTATCCCGAATAACAGGCGATGGCCACAATAGCATTGCACCCGCTCGGCATCTTATGCATGTTCAGGATCGACATGATCTGCGTCTCCACAATCGGGCGCTGAGGAGAGGCCAGGAGGTAAGCGTTCTTGTCCAGACGCTTGTGGTAATTTGACGCGTACAACGTCATTGCCTGCTTCGCCATCGCCGATTGGTAAGCGTTACGCGGCGACTGGTTATGGTTCGACAATGGAATGATAGAGGCCATGTGGCCGAGAATCATGTGAGGATGAATCTCGCAGTGCGTGTGCGTCGGACCCACCTCAGACGGGAACATCGCGATGTGCGCAACTTCGGACTCGTTGGCGTCAATGTAGCCAACACACGTGGAGATCCAGTCCGCCCACGTAGTATTGGCAGGCGGTAGGGGTAGAACCTTACCGTTCTCCACGCGGAAGACGGCGCGCACAAGCCGGCCTGCGTCCGTCTCAATAATGATACGGGACTGGAGAACGTTCCATGCGACTGAGACGTGAGGGTGGATGCGGCACGAATGCTTGGCGTTCTTGAGACGGTCGTATACCTCCTTCGGCTTGGACGTGTATGCGATAATGACACCGTTGACGAGAATCGCAACGGGGCCGCTGGACCAGACATCGGTGATCCACTCAACATCTGGGATCTCGC